CCGTAATGCTTTTCCTGATCTGACCCTCCTGTTTGCTGAAGGGTTCTCTTATCTCCCCGGAGGCCTGGTCAAAACTCCAAAACTCATCAAACGAGATGGGGGTGCCTTTACCTTTTGCATTTAAAGCATCCAGCTCAGCAACTAACCTCTGCTCTTCTGGGAACAACCATTCACTCGTACGGTCCTGGTCCCCCAGGGTGCCTACGCCTTCCCAAGTCGCCTTCTTCTCCTCAAGCTCTAGTTTCCTCTTGGCATCTTCTTCGGAAAGCCCCTTATTAAGCACGCCAATGTTGGTGCCCAAATCCCACAAGGCCTTGGCTTCCTTTCTCCTGGTATCGAGGTAGGCCCCCCGAGCAACGGCAAACCTAAGCATGGCCATGTCTTGTGTATTGTATGTGTCAACGCCATCCAGGGTCTTCGTGGTCTTAATCCCTGCATCCAGCGCGTCTTGCACACTTTGGCTTACAAGGCCGACAGATGCATAGCCTTTAACCTGAGTCAGCAACTGGCCCCCTGTCTTTCTCTTCGCCTCATCCCACTCGGCATTCTTTTGCCGCATTGCATATTGATGCTGGCGTTTACTTGCGGCGCTGGCTTCTGCCCTTTTGAAATCATTGTAATCTTGTTGAAAAGTGTGCTTAAGGTTTGCCAGGCCCTCAGCCATCTCACCATTAACCCGGACAGTATCTCGCTGCTCTTTACCCGTGTCAGCGATGCCTCTCTTCTGGAGTTCCATCTTCAGCGCGGCCTCTTCTTGCATGAGCTGCCTCTTCTGCTGAAACCCCAACTCGGACAGGCCTAGTTGCTGCTCGAACCGTTGCGTTTCCTTTTCGGCAGCAAGGCCATGCTCTGTCATCCGGTCAGCGCGACCGGACATTTCCCTTATTCCTCCGGTCCCGATGGACCCCATTATTTCAGCGTAAGTTGGCATATTATTTTAAATGTTAAACACGGAAGATGTCCCAGGGGTTTTTCTGCCGTCCTTTATTTTGCTCCTGGATCAGCTCCATGGCTCGCTCATGAGCCCTAGTATCAGCTGCCTGGCGGTCTGCCGCAAATCCCTCAAACCACGGGTTGTCGCCTCCGCTCCCCTTCTCAAGGAACTGGTTGCCCCACACATCCGTCAGGTTTGAAAGCCCACGTGCCCCGATGGCCTGCGGGCTCGGGATGTTGGAGAACGCCGGCATCGGCTGCGGCATGTAGGTTCCTGAACCAATATTAAATGGGGCAGTTGATCCCTGTCCGGCCCGGGCTCCTGCCTGTGCCATCTGCATGGGAGCCGCCTTCTTCTGGAGCTCAGCTCCCAGCTGGCTGAACGGGAGCTGTCCCAGGTTCAGCTTGCGTTGCTCATTGTTCAGCTTTGAGGCGGCAATGTCAGCTATGTTCTGGCCCTCAGCCCCGAGCCTGGTGCTCGCTATTGCCGCTCCGGAGCCACCGGCAAGTGATGCCCTGGCCAGCTTCTCGGACAGACCCCCACCACCGTATCCACGTCTGGCCTGTTCCTGTGCAGCCTGCTGGTTCAGGGCATTTTCATATCCCTCGCGCTGAGCCTGAATGACTGACTCAGCCTGCTTGGTCCGGAAGGCCCGGACCGGGTCGGAGTGCTCCAGCTCACGCCCGAGCAGCTCGTCATTAAATACATCGCCAATTTGTTGGCGGGCTGCTGTTGTCATCGGGGTGTACTGGTCGGAAATTCCCTGGTACGCAGACTGGTCAGCCATCGTTCTCTGGTAGCTCAGGTTCATGGCCGTTTGCTGTCCGGACATGATCTCGTTCATGCGTGAGCCCACATAGGATCGTTCTTGCGCCTTCCACGCTACGTGCTTCGGGTTTGGAATTTCCTGGGGCGCTTTGCCTCCGAGCCCGAAGAAGCCGCTCGATCCCTTCGTCATGATTGTCTGCGGTGGTTCCGCGTTCTGCTGCTTCCACAACTCCACCTCGTTACTGATCTGCTGGGCCCGCTGGGAAATTGCCAGGAGCTGGGCGTCGATGGCCTGGCCCTCCGGGGACACCGAGATGGCCAGGGATTGGCCGATGCCTGCCGGTTGGTTTACGCCTATGTCCCACCCGCGCATGTAGGTCGGATACTGGGAGGCGCGGTTAGAGGCATACTGGTTCTGCCTTGCAGCCTCGTTCGCTGCCGCGTTCCGCTGAACGGACGCATCATAGTCCCTCTGGTCGTTGGCCTGGGCATTGGCTGCTCTGCCCTGCATAAATTGTGATGCCGCAGTTGCGGCCATGAACGGAAGCCAGAAGGCTGCCTCCTTTACTCCGGTAACCGGGTTGCGCGGAAGCTCGCCGACCTCGGACTCGATGACCGCTATCTCCGGCATGGACATGTGCACCAGCTCGGTGTCACCAAACCGACCTTGCTGGGCGATCTGCTGGGCCTGCACAGACTCAGGGTTGGTCATTTGGTCAGCGCCCATCATGGAGGAGAATGGCATTGGGTTGTATTCGGGCATGTTAATCCTTTAAATTGCTACCTCCATGAGGGTCATGTCGCCACCACCCACTATGCCACTGCCGGACAGTTCCACTGAATAGGTGACGGCTGTTGCGATGGCCGGCGAATCCAGGTAGCAGAAATTACCTGCCCCGCCGCCGCCCCGCTGGGTCATGGAGTTAAAATATATCCCCTCGGAGCTTTGCTGCGTTCGCAAAGTAACGGCGGTTCTTACGGCATCTGTTACCTTTAGGTGCATATAGGCAGTGATGGAACTGTTGTTTTGCTGAATAGTCTCCATGCTTTGTCCAACCAGAACGAGAATTTTGCTGGAAGTCGAAGCGGGCGTAATTGCAAGAGTCAGCCCCGTGTTTCCTGCGGTTGCTCCACCCGTGGTTCCGGTTGACAGAACCTGGATAATCCCTCCCATGGGGGTATCCACCACACCGGTGACCCTGCCCTTGGTATCGACCGTAATCACCGGAACGGTTGTGGCCGCTCCGTATGTATTCGCCGTGACTGCTGTGTTGGCCAGGGTCAACGCCCCGTCGGCAGCCAGGGTGGCATCGCCGGACATGGCAGCCCAAAGCGGGGTTCCTGAGGTCTGGTCAATCAGGAACTGCCCGGCCGTGTTGGGGTGGACCAGCTTGATGACATCTACGGTGTTGTCGACAAACCCTGTCCCGTTGGCAAAGGTAGTTTCAACGGCGGTGGTGTAGTCCAGGATGTCCTGGAGGTTGTCATCCATTTCCTGGGCAACAAGCGGCTGCTGTTTTACCAGGCGCTTTACGATGTTGGGCGGTGTTACAGCCATGGCTACTGGAATATTACGGTATCATTCGTGTCCGTCTAGTGGATAATTAGCGTTCCGGTCAGCGCGGACGTGTGACTGACCGTAAAATCATGTATGGAGTTGTGCGTAATGGTGGGTTGGATGACCTGCTCGGAGCTGTCCAGGACCTGGACCATGGGGTATTTCCCGAGGCCATGGGTGTAGACATATTCGTACGGGGAGGATGTGCTGGTAGAGAACGAGACGTTGTCAGGTAGCACGGCAGCGCTCAGAGCCTCCTGTTGGCGTCCAAGCACAGACCGAACCTCGAACCACCAGTTGGTGTTTTCAGAATCCTTTGACAGCTGCTCCGGAAGCCCCGGTATGGTTCCGGATTCCTCTACTGAGAGCCTTCCTGTCTTGCGGGTCAGGTTCATGCGTCCATCCTTGAAGTGCTCTTGGAGTTCACCCGGCTGACCTCATAGGAGCGTTGGTGCAATCTCATTGGGTTTTCCTTGCCGTCCACAACCAGCTCGTCCTGGAAGAAGAACCCCCTGAAGAACATGGACACGAGGTTTTCATTAGGGTCGTCAATGGCCTTGGTGGCTACCAGTGCTGGGGTCTCGTGCTCGTTACGCGTAATGTACACGTTGGCACTGAGGCCCAGGGTACCGGATGGGTTGAGGCCGGTGATGTGTGGCACATAGGAGCGCAGGTCCTTTTCATCGAACGGATCGCCAAAGGCCGTGAGGCCGGACTTGATCCTGCCCTCGTATGAATTGGTAGCGGTGGTGGCCAGGGGCATGTGCTTGACTAGCGTGGCCGAGGACAGGGTGACTCCGGCATTATTGGCCAGCGTGACGACGGTATTGGTAACAGATGCAACCTGTGAAATGAGGTCAATACTGCCTCCCGAGCCCCCGTACACGGTCACCCCGTCACCTACGGATAGTACCGACCCGGAGCCCGAGGTTGCCAGGGTGAAGTCAGGAGAACTCGAGGCGGTGCTTCCGGAAATGTTTATCCGCTCGGAGCGTTGGTAATGAATCGAGACGTTACCCCCCCATTGTGGTAATGGCTTGTCCACCCGCCCGTACAATAGCAGGGTGCCGTCTGCGGTCCCCATGACAAACCAGTCCTCGGTTTCAACCGGCTGGATGTTGAGGGTGGGCCGCTTAATAGCAGCAGCAGCGGTGATGGACATGTCAGTGGTGGACATGGTGTTGTGCTTATAATCCAGGCACAGCACCTTGTCCCCTGTCTGGGAGGGCAAGGAGATCCATACCTCCTTGGTAAGCGGGTTTACGGTGGAGTAGATGTCGTTCGTGGCTGATATGTCCACGTTCGGGTCCTCGAAGAACAGGTCGCTGCACAGGTCCAAGCCCTTCATAAGGACCGGTATGCGGTTCTGGATGTCGAACCTGTAGAACGCGTTCCTCCCAGTGTAGACATGGTAGAGCCCCTCCACGGGGACCAGGGTGTTCCGATAGAACAGGCCCTTGTCCGTCGGGATGGACAGGCGGGTGAACCGGAAAGGCAGGGAGCTCACCCCGGTGTAGATAGCCAGGAATATGCTGGTGTCCTTGTAGATGACCAGCTGGCCCTGTAGCTCAAGCATGCGAATGATACCGCTGGCATCATCTGTGAGGTCCTCGTACCCAACAATGGACCCAGGGACAGAGGAGCGGGCCAGGAGGGCCGTGGTGGTGGCTGTCTGGGCCGGGTCGTTCAGGGTGACAGTCGTGGTGCTTACAGAGGCTATGGTGGTCGACAGGTTGCCGCCCGCAATACCGGCCCCGTATATGGTCACCGAGTCATCCACAGCAAAGGATTCCGACGGCCAGTCCAGGGTAATGTCGCTGGCACTGCCACCGGTGGTGGTGGTGCAGCCCACTGTCACGTCAAACTGGCTCGGCTCGCCCAGGGCCGACCAGAGAATACGGTACTGGTAACGCGACTCATCACCGTTGGTGTAGACCCCATAGGGATCAGAGCCGTTCATCCAGGCCAAGAATGAGGTGGTTGGAATCTGACGGATGTCAGCCATCATTAGGACATTGTTAAAGGCAGCGATGGTTCCTACACTGGACACGTTCTGGTCACGGAGCTCGTGCATGGGTACCACGGCACCCCACTCGAGGCGGAATGTAACCGGCAGGTCTACGCCATTGTTGAACACCGTATAGCCATTGATGTTCACGGCTTCCCACCTCTGCCCGCTGGCAGAGAATCCGGAGCCGATGACCGACCAGTCATAGTTGGCGAAGAAGGGATCACTCCCCACTCCGTCCACGTAGTTGCCACCAGGGTCCGGACTGGCGGGGGTGATCTGGTCTATGTAATCGTAGGTCAGGCTCTGGAACTGGTAGAGGGTGGTGGCAGTGCCGACAATCACCGCAGTAGCCCCGGAAGGACTCCGAGCCATGTGGATGAGGGTTATCTTGTCAGATGTCGGGAACGGCTGCCCGCCAGTGTTGACCACTCCCTGGAAATCGCCGAACCAGTCATGGCCCTCACGGCGCATCTCAACATCAAGGTCACGCCTGAACTCACGCTTGGTAACGTAGTTCTGGGCCCCGGCCTCCGCAGCCGAGGAGCGCGACATCAGCTTCCCGCCTTGGGCGGGCTTGATGGTGACATCCTTATATCTGGACTTCTTCTTTGCCATTATCCTTCTCTGCCTCGATGAGGCCCATCTTCTCGGCCAGCACAACCCCGGCCCTTTCCACGGAAATGTGATCCGCGTAGTTCATTTGTGCACGATGCGCGGCTGTGACTAGCATGGCCAGCGCCTGTTCTGGTTTCATTTCTTCGTCCATATTTACTCTTTGGTTTTATCGAGGGCGGGGAAATATACCCAGCCGCTCTGCTGTATAGCCACTTCTTCAATCTCCGTGATCTCAGCTATCAGGCGATTCATCGCGTTACCCATTAAGGCTACAGTTAAAATATGCCAGAGTGCCAGCGTTATCCAGGCTACTACCCAGAAATCTCTCCCCCACCTCCTTGTCCCCCACTTCATTGTTTACCCCCACCCGAGTTTGGTTATTGTTGTTATTGTTCACTTCTTAAAGCCTCTGCCGCAGCTATCTCAGCCTCCCCCTTCTCCCGCCGCGCCTTTTCATCCGGTGACTCCGGCCAGTTACACACGATTGCCGCCAGTGCGTCTACGTCAGCCGCCTGTGAAATCTGCTCCCCCTGACGATCCGACTCAGCCCGCACAGCCTCACGATGTTCCGCCCAGTCCTCTGCCACAGGAGTGTCAATGTCAGCCTCGCGGATGACCATCCAGTCGGATACAGCCAGTAGGTTGTGCGCCGCCTTCTTGGCATCGGCAACCATCTTTTCCTTCAACCCCTCCAAGTCCTTCGGGGTACTGATTACCACACCGTCCACAACACGGTTGTCATACCAGCGTTTGTCTTTGAATGTCCGCTCGACAGGCTTCTCCCACACGATGCCTCGCGCAGACTTGTCATCGGCGTTGGACAGCCGTAGCCAGTTGGCTGGGAACTGTTCGTTGCCGAGGGTGAATGCTACATCCATCGGCAGGGTTCGTGATTCATGTTTATATGGCATAGTGTCTCCTATCTGGCTGCTGCGTATTTGAAAGGTTTCTCTGCGAAGGCGGCGAATATGTAAGAACCAGTGCCTTGGTTAATACCTGTGTTTCTTAATTTCCAACCATTCGACAAAAAATCTACATCGACAGCCCCTGTGTCTTCTGCATTATAAGTGTCTGCTGTCACCCTCCGTGCTACAACATTATCAATATCTCTTTCGTTATCCCATACCTGCCATTTTGAAGCATAATCGACCCTTCTTGCCATCATAAACGCAGGTCTAAATCCACACCACACAAACGGGCCATCTACCACACCGTTGCCCGTATAGCTGCCGAATTTCGAGTACCCGGCCACCTCGCTGAAAAAATATCCGATGTAGTCCTCGACACCAGTCCAACTACCGGAGCCATCGAAATTCAGCGCATAAGGGTTTCCGGAATTGTAATCAGAACCGTTGCCCACTTTAATAGAGGTGTCGGTTATATCGCTAATAACCTTCATGTACGATGAGCTCCAGTAGCTCTGAGCACTGGTGGTATTAAGGGTCAGGAAATAATCCTCGCTGGTTAAGTCCTTGTGCCAGACTATCCAACCCCCAGTGTCCATGTACTCTGTCACCCCGTGCGCGGTTCTGGCTTTCGCAATTATCATTGCAGTGTCGCCGTGGTCGTGGTGGCTTATGGTCTGCTCGTTCCCAGAGGTATTTACACTGCTGTTGCCCGACCACTTCACTATGCTGATGCCAGCGGTGGCGTCATACTGTTCAGCCCAGTTAACCCCTGAGCCGCCTACCCCAGCCGTAGCAGACTTCCACCCCCAGCCCACCATGCCAGTTCCCGTCTGGTCTGCGTATGGCCCAGTTGTGGAGCTACTGCTCCCAATGGTAAACCCGTCCACACCAAAGACCGTCACCCCCACATTAGACGACTCAGTAACCTCAGCGTCAACAGTGTCACTCTCCATCGACTTCTGCACCCCACGAAGGGAGTCTGTCAGCTTGTGATTATTAGAGCTTCCTCGTGACTTCACCCACACCAAGTCAGGCGACAGGTTGTCCGCTGCGCCAAAGGTCTTTGCCCCTGTGCCGTCATCATACAGCAGGGTGTTGAAATACTTGTGACCCTTCGCAATCGTCGGGGTCGGGAGGTTGGCGGTGGAGAGGGCTGAGTAGCCGCTAGGTTTTGTAAGGTAGAATTCTGAACCTGCCCCACCGGATACGCTACCGGACAGGGTGGGGTCTTGCCCGAAGTTCACCCGCACCGTTCCTGTGAGGGAGGCACTGCTTGTTCCGAAAATGAAACCTATGTCGTATGACGGAATGGTTAGAACACACTGCCAAGTATCAGTTCCGTCATATAGCTTGAAAGTCTTGGTGTCTGCGTCCCACATCACGCCATAAACAGTGTCTTGCGCTATGCTGATTGAGGTTCCCGATGGCGTTGCCAAAGAAAAGTCGCTCCCTGCCACGTCGAACAACGGGGTTGAGCTTTGAATATAAGCTGTCTCTGCATCAGTCTGTTGGGACGTTGTCCACCCCTTCATTCCCATCCGCCCGACACCCACAACCGCATAACCGGGCATCGAGTCAAATTCAACTTCGCAGTACCACTGGCCTGTGCTGGGCAGTGCTATGGTGGACATAACCGCACCGTTAGTTGGGGGACACGTTCCGACAAGATTGCCCTCTGTGAAGGTAGATGTGGTTCCTCCAGCCAACGGATTCAACACCGCATAATTATTCGTCGGTCTGTCATTCACTTGGTCGGAGACGACGATGCCGCTCTCTCCGAAATCATTGCTACCAGCCGCATCGGCTCCCAAAGCTGCGCTGTCCTTAAAGTCCAGATGTACCCCTTCCGTCCCTACGCTCCCCGTGTACGCTTTTGGAACCCACTGCCCGTTTGAGTCTGTCTCCGCAAAGTCAGTAGCCACCTTGGCTGTGCCGTCGATGAGATAGACATCCGCCAAGTAGCCATCGAAGCTGGAACCTATCGCCGCATCAGACAATGCCGATGTCGCCACAGTGCCACTTTGCGCGTCACCGTTAATGTACAGTGTCGAATCTGACACACATATATGATACCAACTGGCTGGGTCACGATAAACCGCCGTGGTCGTTATCCCCGGCACAACCAGTTGGTCAGAGGAGTTGAACTGAATGACTGTTCCCAGAAGGTTATTCGTCGCCCCCAGTTCCGCCCGCTTAACCCACGCACTGAATGTCCACGTTGCGTTACTGGTGTAGGTGCGCGTGAGACTTGAACCCCCATCAAACCGACACGACTTGGTGACTACCTCGTCATCGGCGGCTGTTTTCATCAACAGAGGATTAGCAGCAGCAGGAATCATGGGTTTGAAGGTGCTAGGAAATAGGTGGCTAGTACATACTCAGTTCCCGAACCGGCATTTTCACAATAGTATGCCAAGAAGTCGGTTCCCGTTGTTCCCACAGTAGGTGTCCCTCCCTCAAACCGAATAGCTGTTGAGAATGATAGTGCGCCTCCCGCATGGTCAATCGTAATAATTCCCGATTGGCCCACCGTCCAGTTGGAGAATGAAAGAAGGTATCCAGTTGAGGCGTGCATAGTCAGCGTGAAATTATTCGCGGCACTCATGTCGGCAACGGCATCTGTCCCGCTAATCCCAACAGCAACCACTGCGCCACTCTGTCCAGCCGTGAAGTTCTGTGCCACATCCTTTACAGCATTATCAGCGTCATAGGCTTGGACATTTGTACCGATTGCAAGGCCGAGCGTGGTTCTCTGCGCGGCTGCGTCGGCATCGTCAATTAGTGCGCGACCCGCTGATGTGCAGTCGATTTCCTCAACGACACCCGCACCTGACGATGAGCGCCCGAGAATTTTATCTGTCGCCGTGACGTTCTGAACCTTCGCGTACGTTACCGCGTCGTTCGCGATTGTCGTCGCGCCATCAGCGACACTTGTAACGTCGCCTGTGTGGTTTGGGTGAGTGTACGAGCCAGCGGCCTTGCTTCTGTTAAATGCCATAATTATTCCTTTCCTACTCTTCCGCGCCAAATATGAAATAGTTCACCTTGCTCCCGCTGTCGGCCTCGCCCTGCAACTTCGCCGAGGCGCTGCCGTCCAGAACAACCATGTGACCGACGCTCCACTCGAACGTCTCGTCCGCATTTAACGTCACATTCAGCAGCTTGTCCGAGTCGCTGCTGCCGGTGAAATACACAGTCGCCACGCGGTCAACAGTGTCAGTGTTGTGGAGCACCACCGTCTTGACCATCCCCGTCACCGAGCTACCCGGCGCGTACAGGTCGCCCGCCGTTGCCGCCAGTTGTCCGCTCCCTAATTTTTTATGTGTTGCTGCCATAATTTATCCATAAAGCCAAGCTGTCTTGGCATCTATTGTTATGTCTGTCGAGTCATCTCCAGAGTTATCTACCGCAGATACCAGCTCGCCAAGGAAGTCTAGGTTGCTTCGCGCTGTTAGAGCCGTCCCTGATTCGTCTTTAATTGCGTGCCCACCGCTACCGCTACCGCCAGCAGCCCACGAAATATCCGTGCCATCCGAGGTGAGCACGTAGGTGTTTGTGCCGATAGCCAATGCCGCCGGGTCTCCACTGCTGTCACCGATAATCACACTGCCCCGCGCCAACCCAGCCATCTTAGCTAAGGAGACTGCGTTGTCTGCGATGGTTAGGGAGGTCGCTCCGGTCACATCGCCAGTGTGATTGGCGTTGGTGACTTTAGCGTTGTTAGCCGTATGCTCGTCAAACATCTCGTCTGACATTACGCCCCAATTATTAGTATCAGCTAATGGTAGAACGGCGTTGGTTCCATCACTGCTAACCACGTCGATCTTTGTTCCGTCGCGGCTTACGCTTAAATTGGTTGAGACATTAGTTACCTTAGCAGTGTTGGCTGCAACAGCAGTGTTGGCTGCAACTCTTGTTTCCGTGTAATAAAGATTCGTTGACCCCTCTGCTATGTCGTCAGTATCAAGGACAACTGTTCCGGTAGCTGCGTTCACTGACTGAATGGCATCAGTATGAGAGAGAGCGCCCGTGGTGGAGTTATAGGTAAGGTCACCAGTCGCACTGAGGGCGGTGCGAGCGCGAGCGTCTGTGAAGTACAGGTTAGTGCCCTCCGCCAGATCACTGGTTGAGAAGTCCCCGAAATCTACCGAAAGAGTATATGTGTTGGCCGCGTCATCATAGACGTGGTTGATGCCGGTGCCTTCCTGAATCAGTGCGGACAGCCTGTCATCAACTCGCTCGTCCGTGTAGTAAAGGTTAGTGCCTTCCGTTATGTTGTCGGTGGTGGGCGAGAAGTTCTCCCAGTCGGAACTGGCCGAAACGTACTTTATGAACTGCCCATCTGCCGGGGACGATATGGTTACATCAACAAGGTTGGGAAGGGCGGTGGGGTGCGTTGGAGTCGCTGCCCAAATCTGATTCCCTTGATCCCACGCATACACATCTCCGTCTACAGGCGTCTGGTTGCCGATGTCCCTACCCATGAGCTTCGACGCGTTCCAGTAGGGTGACGTAGACCCCACGGCCAGGTGGGTCACGGTGGTGTCGATGACCACGTTCGCCGACCAGTCCACCCCGGAGACAGTACCAGTGGCATCCCCGGTCAGGGTAATGATACGCTGGTTCGCCATGGTTGTGGCGGTAGTGGCGTTGCCGGTGAGACTGCCTGACAGGCCACCGGAGAAGGTGTTGGACAGGGTGAAGGTGTTGGCAGCGTCAGTAAGCGGCACATTGGATGGCAGCTTGGCCTGGGGAAGAGTACCGGCGAGGTTTGCTATGTCGATGTTGGCCTCAACAACATCAAAATAGAGGTTGCCCCCCTGTACCAGCAGGCTGACCTTGGTCGACCCTGCCAGTATGTTGGTGAGATCTGTGGTGGTAACAAAGTTACCGATGGGAACCCAGTTAAGGTAGGTCGCATCCGGGGATGCCAGGGATTCATCCCAGACATAGACCGATGTGGAGGTCCCGCTCCCGGCTGGACGGTTGCGCCGCCACAGGTAGGAGCGCCACTTGGCCGTGGAGGTTGCGTTAGGGACGTTAGGCGCACCATCAGACCTGTCGTTGCTGACTACAAAGGCAGACATTAGGTTAGGCGAATCTTAAGGACACCGCTGGTGTGATACATGGCACCGACCATGACTCCCCCGGCGGCAGCAGCGGTGTCATCAGCATAGTCGCTGAGCTGGTCGAATTGTACGAAGTTCCCGATCTTCTTCCATTTAAGGTAGGTGGCATCGGAGGTTGTCGTGTCGTCCCATAGGTACAGGTTTATATCTGAGCCTGTGGTGTTGCGCCGCCATAGGTAACTCTTCCAGCGGGTGGTCGTCACGGCGTCTGGCACGTTGGGGGTGCCGTCACTCTTGTCATTGGATACCAGGATGCAGCTCATTGGATAACGTATTGGAGGTTCTCACCGGCGCAGGTGTCGGTCACGGTTGAGGTGGCAACCCCGCATGAGGAGCTCTCGCCGCAGGACCCAATGGAGTCGGGCAGCTCAGAGCCCAGGCTGTACTTAATGGTCACCCGGTCACGGGCGTCAAGCCAGAGGCGGGAGCGGTCGTCCATGTATGAGCCCATGTAGGACTTGTAAAGGTTGAGGTCCCGGTCAACCTCCCGGGAAACCTTGGACTTCACGAAATTGCCGACGGCCTCAACCACGCTTTCGTCGAAGGTCACCACGTCAGTATCGACAAAGGTTTTCTTGAGGCCGTCATAAAAGATCTTCACCTTGTCCGTGGTGGTGACCTGTGGGTAGATGTAGAACTGCCCACCGTCAGGACTGATGCTGATCAGGAAGTATCCCTTGGTGGCCCCGCAGATCATGTCATGCCGGTTGGCCCAGGGCCATTGGCGTAGCGGGCGGCTGGAGCACTCGGAGTTGCTGTCGCTCGACTCACTCAGGTCGTCCTGCCAGTCATAGTCATACTGGCCATCAATGAAGTACCCGTCGAGGATTCGCATGTCCCCTTCCAGGAGGCCCTCGCTGGCCTTCTCGGCAACAGCCAGTGGCTCAGTGTCCTTGATCGCTCCGTTAAGGGAGTACGTAGTGGTGTTGCCGACACGATAAAACGGGATTGAGGACTGAATGTCCACCACCCCGTTCCTGATTTGCCGGTCGATGTAGGTCTGGATATTGAGGCGGTCAGAATCAACCGTCAACAATTCCCGGACTGCTGCCTTAAACTCTAGCCATGTCATGTTACCGTTAGATTACGGTACTGGGCGACGGAGACAAGTTATTTTCTCCTATTCAGGTTTCATTTCCACTGGTGCCGGGGCCGTTATGTCCTCGACGGTGAGCTCCGGGCCAACATCCGAATCACCATAGAGCTCCTGAGGATCTCTTTGCACAACTTCCGCACCCTCCCCCAGTAGGGCGATTTGCTTCGGCATGTTGGCGGGCTGCAAGGGATTGTAATCTCTGGTACTCGGGTGTTTTTTTTTGAGCTCGGACTCATACTCCTCCTTGGTGAGGTTGACGAGCCAGTCAAGTTTTTTGAGGGCCTTCTGCTCCTTCTTGTCGTCTGTTGCGTACAGCCCAAACCACATCCCGCCAACCAAAAGATATGGCTCAAATGGGAAGATGATTCCTTCGGATTGAATTGTCCGGTTGCTCCCCCGGACCTGATAATGTTTTGTTGGCATGTTTCAAAATAGGCGGGATGGGTTTCCCCACCCCGCCTTTATTTCCACCACAGAATCCTGACCTAGTCAGGCATCATTATATCCCCCCAGCTTAGGCTAAGGCGCAAGTGGTCGAGGTCAGCGTTGGGCAAGCATCGCTGAAGTTCTCAATCATGGCGTGCCGGTTTGTATCACCAATGCGCATCTCGAAAGTTTTCGAGTTGAGCGAATAGTGGTTTACGTTGGGCTGGATGACACAGTTGTACAGGTTGTCAGCCACGTTGGTCTGGCGCTTGACGGAGCGGGTCTTGATCACGTTAATCTGGACATCGCTCCAGTCAATCAGCCACAGACAGCGTGCACGATTCTTGTTGGCAGTATCAAACGCTGCCAGCTTGTCGTCAAAGAACGGATCGGTAAACACCGCGAGCTGAACGCCTTGATCAGGCAAGTCGTACACGTTGTACTCCAGAACCGTCGCACCATTAAAGGTGATCTTGTTGCCGGGCTGGAAGAACAGCGTCGAGGCCGAGCTGTACTTGTCTTGGTAGTATTTCATCATCAGATCGCGGATCTTGGCCGCCGTGAAACGGTCGGTCATCGCATCAACGATTTCAATGTTACCACTGGTTGTCTCGCGATTGCGCTTCAGGGAATAAGCAGTTTCCAGAAGCGTATCGAGGTTGAGTGCCGCACCCGCCGAATCAGATACGCGTCCACAAGCAGTAAGCTGCGAGCGAATACCCAATGTGTTGGCCTTGAATTCCAGGGCGCAGTCTGTATCGGACGGGTCCATAACCTGCGGAAGGCTTTGGTAGCTCTCCACGGTCTGGTTCTCGTTGATCTCCTGTCCGTAGAACACAGTGTTGTAGAACGCATTCTCCATCGCCATCTCCTGCTGCTTACGCTGCTGGGCGAGGGGAAGGAGCCGGAACTTCTTGAGGAAGTTGCTGGTGAGCGGGGCCTCAAGGGCCTTGACGTACTCATCATTCCAGCAATGGGTCCACCTCATGGTTTGGGCCCAATACTCCAGAAGGGTAAGGTCGTTCCTCGATGGAGGATTCTGACAGTAGGACTCGTAGTCGCTCACCGAGTTGGCCAGGATCATCAAGGTCCCGCCACCGGGTTGATATACACCCTGCTGCGCGGCAGACAATGCAGACCAGCCAGAGGCGCTGACGTTGGGTTCCAGAACCACGTTAGCCTTCTCAACGCTACCGGCGTTAGCATTGGCTGCGGCAATGATCTTGTACTGAGCGGTGCCCGCCGCATTACCGCCGCCACCGACGACGAACTCAACATTCACGATCATGCCGGGAATGAAGTGCTTCTCAATGTTTGTAAGGTTGCTCTTGAACGCGGATGATCCGGTGTTAACCGTCACTTCCCATACTCCAGTATGCGTGGATGTGTGGGTTACGGTGGTCGTGCCGGTACCAGCCTCGATCTGGAAGTAGTTAGCATTCACCACGTTCCGGCGCGGAACGAGGGTAAAGGGTGCAATCACGCTTTGACTGCCGCCACCCTTACTCTCACCGAGAGCCGTGTGACGGCTAAGAAGCAAATCCGAAAGCGTCCGCTCCCGAACACCCGCCAGGCGGGCCTCCTTAGTCTGGGCAATGATCCGGTCCATGCCGACTTCTTTGAACTGTTGGTCCTCGAAGTCCTGACGTGTGAAAGCACGGATGCTTGCTCTAGTGAGCGTACAGCCGCACGAGTCATCCACTTGAATTAACCGTGGATCGCAGTTGTTAGTTGGGAATGTAGTTGGCATAACAGTAACTATTTAGTTGCCGCTATGGTCCCACACCTTCCCCGCAAGCCTAGCTATACATGGAATTAAAAGAAAAAAAAAGAGCGGAAAATAAATTCCGCTCCATGTAGGAAACAGGTTACTTCATTCCCAGCGCACTCAACACGTCCGTTCCCATCTGTTGTCCCTGGGCTGAGGTGCCTGAATCAGCGGTTCCTGGGCCTATCGACGGGCTTGCCCTGGGCGGATAGACCGGCTGGATGTCCGGCTCTTCCTCCTGGACTTGCTCCTGCTGGTTCGGCTCGGATGCGGAATTACTTGTGTCCACCCTGGTGAACCCATATTTTTCGGCCGTTTCGAGGGTGGACTTGATCTTGAAGTCAGCCTCGTGCAATGCATTGGTGCTGAGCAGATTAAGAATATCATCATGATCAAAGGTCCAGTGAGTACTTGCCTTGCCGGCTGCATGGAGCTCGGCGTATCGGGCGCGACTCACAAAGGACTTGCCGCCCTTGTCCTTGGCGTCACCCCCGTTCTTCTCGAACCATTCGCCATTGTTGTTGATGAACTCCAGCAACCACTTGTGGTTCGGGTCGTTGTAGTCGAACTCTTTTAGCCCATGAACGAAGCCAAGGTATTCGTTAGCCAGCAGCTTGGCCCGGGTTACGGTGTCCTCGAGGACGGCAGTCTCCAACGGGTACGAATCTGAAGTGGATTCATATCCGGACTTGATGATGGATTTTGCCGCATCGCTGCTACTAGCTTTCAAGATGGAGTCCTCGAACGACTTGATCTGCGAGTCAACTTTAGGCTTCACTTCCAAAGCCTTCTGCCGCTTCTCCAGCTCAGAGTATTGGTTCGTGACCTCCTCCTTGGCCCGCTCATAGGCATTGTTCTCAATGAGAACGCGCTCCACCCGTTTGCGGTCCCGGTCTGAAAATTTAGGACGATTGCGCTGGACCCAGTCCTGGTACTCCATGTCGTCGTCGTCAAAGGACCGGCTTGGGTCCTCTTCCATAGACTCCTTGGCGTACTCCTCCAGCTTTGTGTAATAGGAGAGCAGCTTGTCCGGCAACCCCTGGTACTTGTCGGGGTAGTTCTTTTCTGCCAGCCTGGCCAGCTCGATCTCTTCCTTCTGTTCCTCAAGCAGACCAGCCTCCGGGTCGGGCTCCTCATCGACAGGCTCGGTGACGCTCTCGGTGGGCTGAACCTCAGACACTTCCTCACGGACTATATCTCTCACCCCATCCTCGGTAAGCATGGGCTGGTGGCGCAGGGAAACCTTGCTCCGGTCCTCATCTTCGGCGGCGGGCATCTCGTCAGCATGGGGTAGTGGTAACTTCTCCTCAGTAGTTGCCTCTGCGTCCGGTGCCGGGGTTATGTCCTCCTCAACAACATTCTCTACCCGCCCAAGGTCCTTCCATAGGGCCTGAAGGAGGGGGTCCTCCTTGGGGGCTACGAGTTCCTGGGGCTCAGGGGCTTCTGTGACCTCCCGTGTTGCGGGAGCTTCTTCAATGGTGGTTTCTTCTGCCATGACTATCTAGTGGGTTGTGGTTGTGGTGGTTGTTGTGGTTGTGGTGGCGGTGCCTGGGGCGGTGGTGCTGCGGGCCCTTGTGGGGCTCCGGGACCAGGACCTCCTGGACCTCCGGGACCTCCGCCGGTAAGCATCGAAATAATCTGTTGCAGCTGGCCGATGGCGTCGGCGTTGGCCTGAATCTGGTCAGTGGCAGCCTCGCCCTCCTCAGGCATGAGCCCTTCCTCAATGCCGTCCATCTCCAGCTTCAGGTGGGTGCCGGTGTTGCTGAGGCGGAAGATCTCATTGACCAGCTCGAACAGCTGGCGCTTGCCTATGGCCTGGGAAATCATGGGCTGGGCCACGATGCCCTGGAATAAGGCGACCAGGGTGTTGGCAGCCTGGATATTAGAGGTGCGCTCCGAACCGTCACGGCTGTTGAAGATGTAGTCATGCACCAGCTTGTACTTGCTGCCCATGACGGTGTGACGATTCACGTCCATCTTCTCTTCCTGGGACTCATCTATGATGGTGAACCCGGCGTCCTCCACAGCTTCCCTCGGGTATCGGCTGACAACCGGGAGGAGCACTGTGTCGGCCCCCTGTGAGATGAGGGACTCATAACAAATGCGCTTCATGACTGAGCGGCCCTCGTCAATGGCATCGGAGATAAAGGAATAGACTGATTCAGTGGTGCCGCTAATGACATTAACCTCGGTGGCACTAATCTCCCGTGGGGCAGGCTGCCCCTGCTCCTGGGGGGAGAGGGCCATGAGTCGCTCGGACATGTTGAGAAGCTGGGTGATAGCGGCGAAGATTGCCTGCAATCCGGTGCTAGGGGAGGACCTGACTATGGTGAACACCTCGGCGGGATTGGCTACCCCCATTTCCTGCAAGCGTCTGAAGGATGCCTCCAGGACATGGGTGTTGGCATAGAAGTTCTTGCCTTCCATGGTGGCACGGAAGTCTGCCAGGACCTGCTTGCCTTCATCGCTGTCCGGGAAAACGTCGGTGTTAAGGACACCTACGGAGAACAGGTCCGCCTTAGCGGTTTCGAGCATCTGGCTGAACAGGTTGGTCAGCTGATCCTGGTAGCTCATGAGCTCATGGGCTATTGATATGTTGGCCAGCCGTGAGTCAGACTCGTTGTAACTGAACACCGCCGCCGGGCTCGAGGGCATGATCTCGGCGAATATCACGGTATCGTCCCCGGCTACCTTCAGGTGCACCCATAGTGGGAACGGGTAACTGCCAATGCCCCACTCCTTGGGGATCATCTTCCAGTAGAACTCGCCTACCATTACACTGGTGTCCTCCTCCTCGCCACTGTACCGGCCAAGATTATTCTTGAGGTCATTGTGGCTGGACAGGTCACCGGAGTTGGGGGTGGGCGGGTTGATGACAGTGTAGTACTGGTTAAAGTATGAGGAGAACTGGGAGAAATAGTTCAGCGAAGCTGAGGAGAACCCGACCTTGTCCCGATTGAAATAAGTGGGATTGTGGGAAATTTCCCCAAACCGTACCACGTCCCAGAACCCGACATACTCGCAGCCGGTATCGCTGTTGAGGCTGGTGAGCGGGTAGGCATTATCCCAGAAGACACGGGATGGATGTGGGTTCACCCAGCAGACCCCCTCCTTGACCACGCGACTGCGCTTGGGAATCTTAGTCTTGTTAGACGGCTTAAAGTCAATGGCTGCCGGTTCTTTTTCCCACTGGACATCACGCTCCCAGGCAGCCCTGGGGAAGGCAACACAGTGACCATACAGGAACATGTCCCTCATAGCCTGGGTTTGGAAGTGCCGGTAGTTGTACTGGTCGGCCATGATGTCCATACGTTGGGAGAGAACATCGGCCCGTAGCTTACCGGCCATCCCGGTGGTGCGGGACTCGTACTTGAAGAAGGGCCAGAGGTTGACGTACTTGTTTGACTGTGCAGCAAGTCGGCGGGTGATAAGGGAGCGGACCAGGTTGATGTTGGTCTCAAAGAACTTGGGCAGGTCGACATCCATGATCTTGCCGGACTCGTCCCGCTTGACGTAACCATGGGAGCAGCCCAGATTCTCAAGCTCACTAGCGCAGTCGCTCACGTTGATGCGCTTCTGCGCATACATAATGAGCGGGATGGTAGACTTGTTGATGGGGGCACTATCCCACGCCAGGTCCACCGACGAGTACAGGTGGTGGTTCTTGAGCGAGAACATGATGTGCTCGTTCATGCGTGAACCTATCATGTCCTGCACTGTCTCCAGCTTTTGGAGGTCGATCTTGATGCGTTTCTTTTCCTCGCCAACAGCGTCTTCTTCGTCGGTGGAACGGGTGGTGAAGAACTGGCGCAACCTTTCATTGGTTGTGCCTGCCTCCTTGAGGATGTCGAAGTCAACTGGCATGGCTTGGGTTTACGATAGGTATTGGGTTTTGTGTGATGAATGCTTCAAAGTTGGATAGGTGCAACCCTATGAAGGGCGGGAAGTGATCTGCCTTTAACCATCGGTTTGCATGTGCTCTTGATATACAGAACATGTCGCAGAGTTCCTGTGGCGTACGCTTGGCCAACTTGCAGAGGTTTCTAAACCGCTCAGAGTCCCAGTCATGGACCCCAAGGGTGCGGTAGTATGTCTCCAGCCTTGGGTCAGCGTCCCTTAATATGCGCCTCCCTTTTTCTTCTTGCCCACGGTCAGGAGTATTGCCGCTGCCGGCGGCATCTCGTCTCCCGGACCTTCGGATTCCATTTTTTTTTCCATGCCGTACCGGGCGATGACAGTCGTCTCGTCCACGGATAGCACCGCCTGGTCGTTGGTCACCTCGTCAAGCGAGGCGTTGATTTCCAGCAGGCACTTGTCGCCCACCTCCTTGGACTGCATGTAGTCACGCAGCTCATCGTCATAAGTCAGGTCCAACACCAGCTTATCCTTGCCTGTACTTGTCTGTGCCATGATATTTAATGTATTAACCTGTGCCGCAATGAACCAGTCGAGCCTGGTGCACCTCGGAGTTCAGGGCCGATATGTTTCCGTTTAGTTCTAACTTCAATAGAGGATATGTCAATGAATCAAATTTGTGAACCCATTTCGACCGCTTTGGTTTCATTGGGGCCTTGGCATCTGACTCGAGATGGAGCAGCATTTCGGTGGTGTTAACGCACAAAGCCGAAATGTACACCTCATCCTGGAAGAGCTTGGCGGTTAGTAGGCGCACCCTGGCCTCGACGGACCCCTTGCCTTTGGGACAGCCGATCATCTTGATGCGCCCATCAGAGTAGCGCTCCATGTCCCATGAATCATAGGAGCCCTGACCGCCGGGGTGCCACTGGTTGACAGCACTGGAGTCAGAGATGTGCTGGAATTTGAAGGGGTAATCCTTGAGATCAATCCAGTAATCCATACGATTGGTGATCTCCTGGGCCAGGCGCTTATAGAGGATCTTCTCGTTGATGTGGTCAATCTCGTCGAACACCAGCCAGATGTTCCCATCCAGGGTGGGGATCACCTGCATGAAGGTTACTGAGGAGTTGACCTGACCAAGGTCGTATCCGATTATAATGGGGCTCCCCGGAACCGGATGGATGCCGGTTCCCTTAACCTTGTCGCCCTTGAGGTGGATGCTGGGCATGTAGTATTCGTGGAAGAGGGATTCACCGGTGGGCCGGTCAACCCATTCGCCATGTATCAGGCGGCGGTACTCGATAGGGTCGCTCTTAAGTACCTGTTCCAGCTGTACAAGGTACCGCTCGGGAAGATTCTTTGCGTTCTCCTTGATGGGAACGTGATGAACCGAAAAGTCCTTATCCCTCTCGCCGGTCTCCTCGTCCAGCGGTTCCTCCATGAACACCTTGTAGACCCAGTGGCTGGGCCCTTCAGGGTTGCAGGAGGCGGTGTATTGTTGCGGGCCGTCAATATCCCGGCGACGGCCGAGCTGGGCGGCCACATAAGTGAAGTAGTTACGGCCCTTACACTCGGTCAGCTCATCCACATAAACCATGGACGGCGACAGCGCCTTGATGCGAGGCTCCACGGCCTCGGCGAAGGGGATGGAAACCAGCAGGACCTTGGACCAGCCACCATGAATGTTTGCAATCCAAAGGTGGCGATCCTTGGTGTTCGGGTCGAGCTTGGCGGAGGTGTGGTGGAGACCTATCCCTCTCTCCCAGTCAGGAAGCACGAGGTTCTCCAGGTCAAAGAGGACGCCCTCCTTGCCGGTACGAATGCTGGGGGAGACAATGAGGGCAAGGGCATTCTTGTTCTCATAACAATGCCGGACCAGCTTATAGAGCAGGCCCACGGTCTTGCCCGAGCCTTTCTCCCCGTAGGCAAGAAGGAACGGGGCGGGGTCATCGAAGATTGTCTTCTGCGTCTCGTTCAGGTTGGGGTGCCAGTCACCAGCCTCCGAGGGAGCGGGGGGAGCCTCGGGTTCAGACTCGGACAGCATCGCCTCGGCAATGGCATCAATCTCGTTGATGGGATTCTTCACTGGCCTTCCACGGATATGTTCCCGTCAGCTTTGATGGCAATGAGGTTGGTGATGGGCTTGAAGCCGGGCTTGGTAGTTGGCCCCTGCTGTGTCTTCTCGGACAGACGGTGATTGATAACGGCCTGCGTCATGGCTGCCTTCAGGGAACGGTCATAGGTTTTGCCAATCTGGTCCAGCAGCCTGGACCGATCGACGCGCAGCATGTTCTCCTCCTCTATGTCCATGCTCCCCTCGCCCAGCCGATCATTGATCGAGACCACCTCGGCCTTGAGCTCAAAAAACATTTTTGTAATTCCGCCCCCGATCATCTCATAGGACTTCTGGAACTGGGTGTTGTGAAAAGCCTGGAGGGCGATGGCCTCCTTGAGAGCTGGACCTGAGAGCCCAATGGATTCAAGCCCGTTCCTGAGTGCGGCATCCTCCGCATCCATGGCCTTGGCGATTGCCTTTTTTTCAGCAAAGACAGTGAGCTCTCCGCTCGGTCGATGCAGCGTATCCGCCTCCTCCTGAGGCTTCATGAACTTGGTGAGCGTGGGGCTCGTCTTGATCCTCTTTGCCAGCGAAGCCTCACGGCAGCCAAGCAACTCGGCAGCTCCGGCTATAGAACCTGCCCTGGTCAGGGCGGCCTTTACCTCGGCTACGGTTGTTCTGGCTGCGGCTGGCATCAGTGGTCAGTATAAATCTGCGTGGTCGAAAGGTTAGCATGTCCCAGTAAATTGGCAATATGCGGAATCGTCTTTCCCTTCTTGCGCATGTTGGTGGCATAGGTATGACGCAGCTCATGAAACACACGGCCCTTCACTCCGGCCTTGTCACAGATGCGCCTGAATTGGGTGGACAGGAGGGCTCGGCGGCTTACTGCCTGCATGATCTCTGCCTGCTTCGGAAACACCCAGCGTGCATCAGACTTCGGGATCTTCTTCAACAGGCGGGTTAAGGTGGCGTTGATGGGAACGTGTACCCGCTTGCGTCCCTTGCGGGTCCAGACGATCACCGCATTGTCCTCAGCCAACGAGCCCCACTCAAGCTGGGCAATGTCCGAGAGACGTAGGCCGGCGTAGTAGGCAAGGGCAATGGCATATTTCCAGAACCCGTCCGCCTCACGGTACACCTTGCGATACTCCTCAAGGGTGAATGTTCCACGTGAAACAATTTCCTTCTGCTGATGGGTGAGGGCGTTGAGGTTGACCTCGACCAGCATGGACGGGTCGCGCAACACCCACCCCTCCGCCACGCAGTAGTAGAACAGGCTGCGTATGGATGAGAGGATAACCTTGCGGGACGAGTACTTCATGTCCGAGTCAAGGTTGTTGACGTGCTGGCTGATGTGGCCCTCGGTTATCTTGTCTACTGTTGCCTTGCCAACCCCGAAGGCTGGCAGTCCATGAACGAACCTCCACACGTTGCTGGTGCTGGTCTCCACGGTTCTCTCTGACCTTCCAATGCCCTTGAGCCAAGTGCTCCACTTGTCTACGGCTGTGGTGATGAGCGGTGCGGTTGTTAATACGGCACCCCGATATGCGCCTGAGCGGCGCGATTGTTGTATTTGTTTTCCTGTCATATCCTCAATATTTTATTCTTCTTTGCCCTGAACATTGCTGAGTACGCCTTCCACTCCTTGTTCTCCTCGGCGTTAAAGATCGCATTGCGCCTGGTGCGGATGCGTCGTTCCAATGTCCGGATCGGACCCTTCTTGATAAGGGTTTGCCTTTTCTTGTGGGACAGCTTGCCCTTCAGCTTGTTAATCTCCGCCCGTACTTCAGCCATCTCCTCGCGCACCTTGGCGATGCGCTCATGCTCAGAGGCCCGATAGTCGGCGACCTGCTGCTGTAGCTCCTTTATCTTCCCGTCTGCAAGGACCTGCTTCTCAAGAAGTTCTTCGCGTGTTTCCGGCATAGGCTGAGCGCCACTTGCTGATAAGCGGCAGATAATATTCGTGGAAGTTTCGTGACCGCTTCAGGTAGGCAAAGGTAGGGGCCTTCCGCATGTAGTCAGACACCCGACGCATGTCCTTACGGCTGGTAAAGTCAGTGCCGCAGGATTCAGTGAACCGGCGTACTGTCTCTATGTCCACGCCATCCCAGTTGGTTTGTCGTGACAATGCCTCCACCTGAAACAGGCTTAGCCCGCTGCTGTCAGCCAATTCCTGTGATGTAAGTGGTCGGCCATACCTGACACGGGCCAGTAACCTACAAAGTATGGGCGAGTAGCGGCCCGCCTTGCTGTAAAAGGTCATAATGTTTCCACTCCGTGGCGGAGACCCTAATAATTAGGTATTAAGGTCCGCCAGTCAATGGAAAAGTTACAAGGACGAGGGTGTGGTGGGGGCCACCTAGTAAGAAACCCCACACCACCAAACGACTTGGCCCGACAGGAACAACAAGGGTAAAAACCCCACCGTGCTGTCGACCCCTCTAAAGCTGGCTAATCATTTACCATGTAAAGGAACAGGGCAATGACAATCAGCCAAGCAATCCATTGTATTTCAGCGAACATTTGCGCTCGCTCCTTTCCTCACTCACGCACGTTCATTCGCGCATGTTAGATTCCGGCCTTACTCCTAGCGGAATCCCAGTACGCATTGCGGTACAGCTTTTCGTACGGCACACGTATCGGCTCCCTCCGAAGGCCCTTCTCCCTTAGCTCCAGGTGACCCCGGTCCAAGGTGATGATGAGCTTTCTTGGCTTTGCACTGTCGGGTTGGCCAAACCAAGAAGGATGTATCTCAGTATGGGTCTCCCTAGTGAGCGGCTTGTCTATTTTTACAGGCATGGGATCTCCACTGCTTGTAGTCTTCCGTCATGCTCAACCTCGTAGAGGGTTACCTTGAGCTGCATCAGGGCAGCGATAGCCGCATCCTCCGTGGTGCTGAACATCTCCCGTGAGGACTTGTCCTTCACAATGAACATTCCGCCATCCTTATCCTCAACCAGGTAACGGCAGCGACCGTTGCTGTCGCCGTTGTTGCTGACGGGGGCTGCCTTCACCTTCGGCTTCTGCTTCTCCTCAATCGGAAGGGCGAGGCGGTTCGTCTTGCGGAACTTGGTCCCACGGGTCGGGAAGAACACTTTCATCTTCTTCTTGGCCAACTCTATGTATCTGACCGTGTACTCCAGCGCATCCTCAAGGTTGATCCAGAACACCCTGGCACTGGAACGATGCCCAGCGATGAGGCCCTTGTGAAAGGCCGCCACCAGATGCACGTTGAGAGCCTTCTCCGAGGGGAAGACCGGGTCGCCGTTGGGTCGCTTCTCATGCTTGACCGTCGGGTATAGTTCGCTTGCAGCCTTCTTTGGCCGCACGTTCACGTCTTTATCTGTGGTGTGTATGGTCGTCATAACTACTTACTCCTTCTTTTTCTTTTTCTATCTCTGCACAACTTATCAACAACGCAGTGTACGTCGTTGTGTTCATCGGATACAAGAACTAATTGCTTCCGAAATGCTTCTCTCTCCTCATTGGACATGCGGTTCACCGCAGCCTTGAGGTGGTGTGGTTTTACTATGATTAACTTTCCGTTCATAGCTTAGCACTTGTGACGAGCCAGCCGGACCGGTTAAGCGCCGGTCCAATAAGGCTCATGTTTTTTTGTGTCGCCATAAGGGTGACCCGTACCTCCTTTTTGTTCCCACGGAACGAGGACGGTTTTACCTTGGCCTTGTCGCCAAGAATCATTTTAAGATCAGCCAGTGTCGCCGGGGCCGCATGAAGCGTGGGCCGGTTCATCACAAGCTTAATCACGGCAGGCTTGCCGTTCAGTTTTTGTTTACGTTTCGCATTCATAATTCACGAATGGTTTCAGGTTTCAGTGGTTGCCACGGCATGGTGTACTCCCCGGCCACCTTGGCTGACAGGGGGACGTACCTTGACTTGCCGTCTTCGTCACTCCCGTCAGGTACACGGTAGTCTTCACGCACAGACCTGAACCTCCTCGGAATTTCAGGCACGTGTGGAGCAGGGAACCGCATCACCTTGTGGGCCATCTCCAGCTCCGACTCCTTCTCGGTCGCCCAATAGTTAAGCGGCCACCCCATGATCCAGTCGGACCTGCCCTTATCCGTATAGTATTCCTCGAGGTGCTCCTTCCCTATGAGGGCCTGCTTCTCAGGAACACTGATGGATGAGCGGAGTGACTTCACCTGGTCAAGGGTGAGGTTCCTCGCAGTCATCCTGTTCTTGTAGTTGTCGGATTTAATGTTCCAGTTTTCGTTGTTGCCACGCTGTCCCCACAGGACATCGAACCGAGTAAGGCGGTCAGCCGCCTCCACCCTATCGTGTGCTATTTTAACAAACCAGCGTTCCCCCTGTCCCTCGTTGCCAAGCAGGCGGCGGCGGGTGTGCTCAAGGTTTATGATGTCCCGAGCATGGGTCCTCATACGCAGCCATCGCTTAATGAGCTGCACATGAGAGATGATCATGTCACGTGCCAGCTTCTTGGCTGACGCCTCGTCCATGGCTGCCCTTTCGGAATCCCTGCGTGAGGCATAGTGGTTCTCGCTCGTCCCGTACATATAGATACGGAGCTCACCGTTGTCATAGGTTTCGTTATGCGAAATGGCAAACCCGGGCGGGACACACATCTGTCTCCAGTAGTGGTCACGACTGTCGAACTCGACCTTGGATTTGCCTTCACGATGATCCTCAGTGTGGCCAACCGGGCGTTCACAGGTATCAAAGCAGGCGCTGTCCAGGTGGTAGAAGTGGCCGTCAACATCGGCGTCTTTCAATATTCCACAAGGCCAATCGCCTTTCAGGCCGGACGTTCCGACGGACTCGGTCGCATGGACCATCTCTGTCTTGAACGTGTTCTTAAGTTCCTTCGCCACCATGTTGGCAAAGCCTATCTTTAGTATTATGCTGGAGCCAGTGTCTTTTGGTTGCTTGGCTCTGTTAGTCGATGGTGCTCGCATTCCAGCCTCCTCCACATGAATTTGGGTTTTGTATTTTCATCAACGCCTTGCGGGCATTGACAGTTTTCATCATTTCCTCCGCCCCTAATATTTCGGGCTGGGTTACTCCAAAGAACTCGCAGTAGCCATCTAAATGCTTCACTGCCTTCTTGAAGGCTTCGTGTCTCCCTTCAAGGGTCCATTTGTTCTTCAGCCGTGAGATGTTCCTGTGGCTCTGAGCCAAGTCAGCAAGGTACTCGGCATTTGCCAGGTGGGCGCTTGTGCTCTGCGGAACAAGGGGTACCACGAACACGTTGTTCACAGGAGGGTTGTTCCAACGCCTCTTCCACACAGGCTTGTCCACGGCATCCTTATGCAGGAACCCCTTGAGAACGGCCTCTGCGACTGGGCACCCATAGTCTCCGTCAGTCGGGACCTCTTGGTACCAGTACTCGAAGTCCGGATAATTCCTAAGGTACCGTGAAACCGGATGCACCCACAGGAATCCCTGGAACTTGCTTGCTATCTTTACTCTCTCAGGTCCACGTCCGGCATAGTAATGTCTGCCTTCCATGGATTGGCTGCCATCCCTAGTCCACCCCTCGGGAATCTTTCCCTCGAGGTAGACGTGTAGCAGTGTCCGCGCAGAGTACACCTTCTTGAGGCGCTTGCGCTTTTTCTTTTCCTTTGCCTTCTTGTACTTCATGTCATTAGTGGGTTGGCGCTGGGCCGAAGCACATTTCCGCAGCGTCCATCATTTCGTCTGCATCCTTCGATGCGTCCGACTCGAGCACTCCCGCTGCAACCATGGCTTCCTCAACGACCTTGGCACATTCCTCAGCCTTGCGACCGTAGGATTTCTTGAGGTCCTTGTCCTTGCGGCAGTCGTCCACAGTGTATCCTGTCAACTGATACCTGAGAGTGCCGATCATTGACGTGAACTCATCCGAGCCGGCGAGGTTGAAGCACTCAGCCTTGTCCAGCATGTCGTGCACCTTGTCGAACGATGACTCGTACAACCGCTCAGATTTAAGGCAGACATCTGCCAGATGCTTGACGGGGTCGAGTATCTTGAGGTAGGCATCACGACGAATGTTCGTCACCTGTTCCTCAGCGTCCTTCTGGGCATCATTGTAGATGTTGTCCAGCTCTTCCTTCGGGATGTCGCACAGGTCGAGCAACCTGTCGTTGTCCGGCATCGGTGCAAGGGACACCTCACGGTGAAACCTCGAGGACAGCTCGTGCGGCTCCGGGAACTCGGTCGCATCGTACAGAGCACCCATGTCGGCCTCAGCCTTGGACAATATCTCAGGGTACACCCTCCTGACGAAGTCATCCACGGCTGCATCGTACTCATCGAACATCTTGTTCATCACCTTCCTGAAGTCCATCCAAGAAACGGCCGGGATCACCGAGCGCCCCTTCCCGATGGGGATTGTGTGGGACTCGTGCACCGCACGGATGTGCTTGATGCAAGTTTTGATTGGCTTAAGCGCCTCATCTGGCACAAGTTTCTTGGTGACCTTGGCACGTCCGTCCTTGGCACCCTTCTGTTTCGCCACCTCTTTGGAGGTGCTGCGGTCTATCTTCTCCCCGCCCCAGGCACCGATGGATAGGTTAGCTTCCATCATCCTAAGGTTGATCGGGGTTATATGTGTGTTCGTATTTTCCACGATGGCTTCCTTTCCCCATGCTAATTGCGCATGGCTCTTTCCTCACCCTCATTGAGTTCATGGAGCATTCCGCTCACATCTTCCAACTCGCAAAGGATTCCCATTACTTCTTTAGCTGCATCCTCTTCTCCGGACAGCAGTCGGTTATGCAATCTCTCTGGATCAAGGGTCAGAACCCTGTCGCCCAGCATACTAAGCCGAGCGTTCAGGTTATCCCTCAAGTACGCAGGGCCGCATATGATTTTGTCATTCGCTGACATACATCACCTCTCCAAACGGAGGGTTGAACCCTTTGTTATCTCCGACGATTCCCCACAGCACCGGGTAGGCCGGTGGCGTCTCTGGGAAGTCATCACAGTACCCGTCCGTGATATAGACCATGAACACGGGCTGGAGATCCTCCTCCTCGATGTGGTCAAAGACAGGCGTGAACATGGTGCCTCCTCCTCCGACCGGATTGAACGTTTCACCCATGCTGACCTCCTGCACGGTGACCTTGGTGTCGCACGACATGCAGGTCAGCGTGACATCCATGCCCTCCTCGTCGAACATGGACAGGCAGCCCATCATCTCAGAGACGACTTCCTGCAACATCTTGGAGTCGATGGAGCAGGACGTATCGCAAACCATAACAGGCTTGCCAAACGTCTCGCCATCAGGCCCCGGCAGGATGATGTTCTGCTGAAGCCAGCGCCGATTGGGCACTGACCAGGACAGGTCCGTCTTAGCCTTCTCTCCGGTGAACCTGGAGAGGATCTCCTTCCACGGGAGCTTCGGGTCGTTCATGTCCTCGACAAGCCTCTCGATACCAGCGGGACAGTTGCCCTGTCTCTTCGCAGCATCATAGGCTTGGTTGACGGTGACCTTCATTTCATGTCCGGCCACCTTTTTCTCATGCTCACTCATGGCTGTGCCGTCACCGTTCTTCTGGTCACGCACTTCCCCGAGGGGGTTGGGCCTGCCGTCTCCGTCACCGTCTCCATCCCCATTGCCATTGCCTCCCGGCGGAAACTCCGGCAACGTGGAATAGACTTGGTCAGTACTCATGCCCTCGTACTGGGCGTCCAGTAGACAGCCCTCGGGCAGCTTGTAACTGTTCCTCGGGTCCGATGGCTTCACGAGGCTCCAGTTGATGACGAAGTCCCCCGCAACATTCCACTTGAATGGATGCCTGTTCCCACGCCTTAAGTGGTGTAGGTGTACCAAGTGCATGACCTCATGGATCAGCACTCCCTTTAGCTCATCCCGGTCAAGCTCCTTGACGAAGTCGGGGTTGTAGCCAAGGCGCATCCCGTCAACCCACATGGTTTTGCACGTGGGGTCCTGAACGCGTATCTGTTTGCTAAGGATTACCGAGAAGAACGGCTCGTCAAATGCGATCCTTGAGATCATCTTGTTGACGAGCACCTCGGCCTCCCTGTCTATGGTTGGCGGTGTCATTACATTCATGGTTTGTTTCTCCTAGAATACGACATCTACATTGTCGTCGATCCAGTTCTGGACCGCTTTCGTTTCGCTGAGCTTGGGCGTACGCACAAGCATGTCTTTCAGTGTGGTCACCTGGAACTCCTGAGGCATGCGAGCAACATACTTGAGCAGCCCGTCCAGGTTGTTCGGGGTGGCGTAGTATGACAGTGCTCCGGACAAGGCATAGAGAACCTCCAGCTTCTCCGGAACCGGCTCGCTGTCAGGGTTGAGCATGACCCGCTTCATGTCAGGTAGGTCTCCCCACGTGCGCTCGAATCCAGAGAACACTGCGGCTGCGCCGTCCCCGACAGCACCAGCGTACTTGGCCGCTGTAGCCATAGGTCCACCTTTCTTGCCGTCCTTGCTCATTCCATAGCGGAACGCTTTCCCGAGGTTCGCCCAGTTACGGGGGTTCGGGCTGTTAACCATGTCACGCGTGGGCGTGAAGTCGTTTAACAGTTCCGGCTTGAAGCGCATGAACGCAGTCAGGCAGGGAGGCATGTCACCACCTCCCTCGCTCTCCTTCTTGCCAGCCCACTTGATCCACGCATTCACATCAGCTTCCACCTGAAAGATGTAGCTTCTGGACTTCAGTGGCTCAAGCATTCCGGCATCCGCTCCGGCACGATCGCCCGCACGGTTTGAGGCCCACAAGAACGACACGTGTTCGGACACGGGTACGCCATTGATGGCACGGTTCCATAAGAGCTGCATGATGGCAGCTTGCACGAGCCTTAAGGCTTGGCCCATGTCGTCGATGAACACAATCAAAGGCTTGGTAGCGTTGATCATATCCTTGAGGTGACCGTAAGGCAGGAACTTCCCAACCTTCTCGCCATCGGGGCCATCAATGATGGCGGGCAAGCCCTTGTAGTCGATGGCATCATCACACACGGGATGAGTGATGAGCAAGTCGTACCCCAGCTTCTTTGCAAGCTGGATTACTATGTCCGTCTTACCAACACCGGGAGGGCCAACAGCTCCACCAGCAATCTTGAGTTCAACACAATCCCCAAGCTCCTTTATGAGCTCTTCAGGGGAAACAGTTATTAGTTTATCGTCTGACATATTTTTCCGATCTCTTGCAGTGGCAGGGGGCAATCATAGATGCCCGATACCAGTGTGCAAGGTTTATACACACTTACTTATTCCCGTCTCTCTTGGCAGGCCGGAGCCTGAAGAACAGGTGATGCCCATCGTCATAGACAGGCTTGAGTTTTGGGTTGGCACGACTGCCACCTTTGTAGCCCCAACGTGGCCACACCTTCATCGACTTGGCGAAGTAGTGGTCAGGGTAGCCCCGCTTATCCCTGCCCAGCTTAACGCCCCGCTGTAGGTCCAGGGCCAGGGACTTGGCGCTGGGAGCGTGGCGTGTGCAGAGCAGGTCCTCAAGATCTTTATAGGTCTTGTTATTCCAGCAGCTAAACTGCTTGCGTTGGAGACATATCTGGTACGGCTCCAGGTTACGGTTGATTGCCCTCTGCTGAATGACGCAGGCCACGTTGAGCATGGCAATGAAGCCACCTCCACGAGCCTCGGCCAACAGCGTGACGGCCACGATCTGTTCCCGAGTGGGTTTGTCAGGCCGCCCTTGAGCGCCTGTGTTCAGCGAACTTAGCATCAGTAGGAACACCAATGTTTTCTTCATATTCCTTTATCCCTTTCATCTGGCGGTTGATCGCCGTTTCTTTCATCCTGTCCATGTAGTCACGAAACAAGGCGTTAGTTATGTCGCCGCTCCTTAGGCGGGCAAGTAACAGCCAGCCCTGTTCCATGTAGTACGTGTCCTGTTCAAGCAGATGGGCCTGTCGATATGAGGCCCACTCCTGCTTCCTCTTCTTGCGTTGGTTTGGCTTGTCGAAGTATTTAACTTCATCAATCACCCAGCCCCCCGTCTCGTCAAGTACGGGTGTACCGTCCTTGCCCATGACAGGTATTATCTGGAACGTGTGGCTGAGGCCAACCAGTGCCTTAATCGCCTGCCATTCGGCTAGGCGTGTTTCTCTTGCTTCCATAGCAAGTCCTTTCCCTTGTTGTTGTTAACGGCTACCCAAGATGGGCCACCCAGCTCCGGACTGGAACCAGGTGACCCATCTGCTATCCTACAGCGTAGCCTTACTGTAGATTCATAAATTCTTTTCGTATTCCTTCTGCCACGTGAGGCGAGTCCTGCGCCAGCCAGCGCCGACCCTGTCGTCAAACAATACCTCGTGGTCACGGGGCCCAAGGAAGTAATCGCTGGGCCTCCATGGTGCGGAGTTGTTACAGAGAAGCATCATCAACATGCCCTTACCGGCTGCCGGCACGCGATCCCACCATAGCTCACGCCACTCTGTGTTGCGCAAGTAATGACCATAGAACGGGCGCGTGACCCACGGTGGTATGTTCATCTCCAGCTCCCCGAAGCAGTCAACCTTCTTGAGGTAATCATCAAAGCCATGATGGTTAGGTGTCTGTCCGGTGCGTCGATGGTAGTCAGCGTCATCAAACGGGTACGAGACATCAAACTTTTCCTTAAAGTCCCATTGACTTGGCGCTTGCTTCGGCCTGCCCAAGCCACCACAGGCATTTGTGCCACCCGTTCTATCTAGGTGGTGCATGACCAGCTTGAACAGAGCTTCAGGGTTGGTTTTTTTATTGATGTCATGAACAGCAGCCCCAAAAGCAGCAGCCCCCAACTCCTCCAGCTTGTGAACGAAGAGGCCCGTGCTTTCCTCAACGATGCCCATTGACTTTGCGCCGGTCTGATGGCGAGGGTCCAGCGGTGGCAAGATGGAGTTCAGGCTGGACATATCATCCATCTGCACCGTTATCCTGTTGTCCAAGACAAGGTGGAACCTCAGGCACTCGTACCCCTCAATCGGGAATATCCATGACTCCGTCCACTCCGTGTCTTGGTTGATCTTCGCAATGCCACGATACGCCACGGCTGAAGGGGTGAACTTCTTGGACAGTTCGACATGAACCTTCTTGTCAAGACCGCGCAGCTCTTCCGCTCTGGTCATGACTCGTCCTCCTTAGCAGCACGGCGTTCCTGCATGGACGGCCCCCCTCGGCTCTTGCAGAGAAAGCATGAGCAGGGGCGGCTATGAGTGCTGGCTTGGACGCCAAGCCATCTCGAATTATAGGCTAACGGATGGTCTGACTCCCATTGCAAGGCCTTTCTGAGGGCCTTGTACTTGGCACGGGCTAATTGCCTGCGCCGATACTGAAGGGTGCGTTTACTCATGATTCGTCCTCCGTGGCGGGGTGAGTTATGAATTGGCTCTGCCACTGCTCATCGAGGGGCTGCTCCCCTGCTGCGATTGCCAGCTGTTCCGGCAGCTCACCCATCAAGTACCCCCAGAGCATATCGTGAACCTCGGTGATAAACGGATTGAGGTGACTGCTGCCCAGCGCATCATCGGTGTGGTGTTTCACGGTGGATGTATTGGATGAGTCCATGTCGTCGTCCACCGTGTAGGAACAACTCACGTTCGCATAGTCCACGTCCCCGTCCACACGCACAGAAGGCACTCTCACGGACTTGATCACCAGTGATGTCCCTCCCCCCTTCTCGCCGAGGGGTTCTTCAGGGTTCTGTTCGATCCCTGCTGCTATGAGTCGCAACGCTTCGGCTAATGCCAGCATGCACTCCCTGTGGTTAATGTCTTTACTCATGACTTGTCCTCCTTACGGGGATACATCTTCCTGTGGAGCTCATCTGCTTTGCTGTATCGAGCAATCGAATCGGCAGTAGTTTTTAGGTTCGCCCATGCATCACGATTTTCGTGGTAGGGCAACCCAAAGTGCCTCAGTCTATGAAAGCACAGTTCTTTATGTGCCTGAAGATCGTCTTTCTTTACCGGCAGGACACTGCCTGTCAGGCAGAATGGTGGAAACATAGGCCCACTGATGTAGTCGCCCCCGTCAGGGCCATAACAGGTGGCATCGTACACCTCCTGATACCCATATTCCCGCTCCATGTCAGGCTCTCCCCACGTGCGCTCGTCCTCAAACGGCCCAACATAGACGCCGAGGTCTAGCTTTCTTCCGTCTATCTCAACGCTCCCGAGGTAGTAGGAGTATTCCCATATGTCTCCTGTTACCCCGTTCTGTTCGGGCCAATAAAGCCCCGACTCAGTGGGTGCATTGGGCTCGACGTACTTAAACGCATTGTGCTTGATGTCTTTACTCATCAGTTTCCTCATCATGACTTGTTCCCTCCAAGCATGAGCAACTCTATTTGTTTGAGCCCATTGTTCAGGTTGTGTTTGTTTTCCAGACGTTGCTGGCGTATACGCAAGACGTTGATAACTATCTTGGCGTCCTCTCCGCGCAGTGCCACATCTAGCTTGGCAGCTACGCGCTTTTCTTCATCAGATAGATGAACCATCATTGTTTGTCCTTGTTGTTTGTTGTTATCCGCTGATTACCCCCAGCGGGATGGGGAAATTGTGGGAAGCGTGAATAAGACCTGTATGCCTTAACTCTGCGCATTGTTGCAGAGATAGGGGTTAAGGGGTAACAGGGTAACGGTACTCACTTTTTCTTGAGGTGTTCAGCCCGCACGATGCGGCTGATGACCTTGAAATACTTCGGCTCATCACCGTAAGGCACGTCATCAATGCTTCGAGGCCCCTTGAGTGGCCCAGCGTTGACCCATAGCCAGCACTTGTTCATCTCAACCTTGACCACCTTCTTAACCTTGACCACCTTTCCGTCCTTGGTTTCACGCTCAATCTTGGCTACGTCCACCATGAACCCCCCGACAAGTGCCAGATACACGCCACGCTGACGGCAGTCATCCAATGGCTTGTCGAATATGACGTACACGTTCCTGCCAATGCACTTTGTGAGCTTGTACCGAGCCACACCTGCTGCCTTGAGGTACTTCACGGGGAACACCTTGCCGTCGAGCGGCATGGCGCGTTTCTTCTCCGGTGTGATGTCTATCACCACATCGGTGCTTAACTGGTACTCATTCATAGAAGCCTATGCTGGTGGGCCAACGTCCCATGGGTTTCATTTTGCCCGTGACCTTGCGTTGGGCAAAGGTACGGACTCGTTCACCAGAGCCACGCTTGCGCGGACGTCCCTGGTATCGAGATCTCTTACGGCCAGACGTGGAGAACACGCCCTTGAGATAGTGCTGGTTCATAAGCCAGAGATTTGCTTTATTGTTTCCGGATGCGGGTGGGTGATGGGGATTGCTTCCCAGTAACCGGACAAGGCTCGCACCTCTTGCGGGTGGTAATCCTCCGCGATTTCCAGCGCGGTTTCGGCGTCACCTGTTGGCACGAGCCAGTAAAGGGGGGCATCCCCGTGGCTATTGCCATGAGTGACAAGGCAGCAATTAGGTTTCATTTTTTCTGTCATAACTATTCCTTTGTTGGATGTTAATGGGTTGATGTGTACGGCTACCTGACAAGGCAGCCCCGTTATTGAAGATGTTGAAAAAGACCGCACGGGAGCGGCGAACTCCCGTGCGGGTGGGTTATTTATGGTACGCATAAGACAACCTCCAAGACCTAAACTTCACCTAGTTGTTTGCATGGCACAGGGCGGGCATCACCCGCACAAGTACCCAACTCCATGAAGTCAAAAAATCATGGCGCGGAGACAAGTCATCCGCTTCACCCTATCTAGCGCAAGTGTCAAATATGTATCGCCTGACACCGCATTGCCGATAGAGAGCAACCCCCCGTAGTCGGGGCTGATCGTGATGTAAATTGTGCTACTCTGCACCAGATTTGTCACCAGTATGACCAAAGGGGAGACAAGTCATCCCTGACACCTTCACTTGCGGTTTGCTTCGCGGGTCGTGGGATTCAGAAAATCCGCACCTAGAGGAGACTCGCAAGCCTCACAATCCACATCACACCGCATCGCGCAATCACAATGCCAGCCATAATGAAACCAATTTCCGCGCCTAATTACGCACTGATGGGAACAAGCGCACAGCAAATACGGATTACCAACCCGCATCACCATAAGCCAAAGCCAACGCTAACATCAGCAAATCTGGTATACATCACGCAAACGATAAATCCGCCGCATCC